TTTTACTGTCCTACTTTCTACTTCTATTTTATTACTTATCTTTGAAATATCACTTATATTCTTCCACATCAAAGCAAATGCTGCTCCTGCTAATGAAACAGAAATCAAAATAAACAGTAATGCAAATAAAGTTTCCACTTATTTAATAGGTATCAACCTATTTATTCTTCCTCACAGGTACATCAATTGTCCATGATGGAGATTCTAATTTAACAATCTCAAAGTTCTTCTTAAACTCTTTCTCTCTTTCTTTCCGTTCCTTCTCCTTAGTCAACTCAATAGTTTCAATAGTTGTAGAACCATATTCAGGAATAGAAAATCCAAAAGATCTACACTCCTCTGATTCTGATAGATCTATGCCACAATCTTCAGCATAGTCCCAGATAACCTGATCAACCTGACTAAACACAGAGTCAAAGGTCAATCTTTTTCTTAAATCATTTGCAATATTATCTACATGTTCATCATCTAGATCAACTCCACATGGTCGTGCCTTAACAAGTTGGTTAAGGTTGATCACGATCTTACATTCATTGTAAATTGCCATAATTAATTTGAGAAAAGTCGTTTGATTGGTACTTGTCTTATCTTTTCAATAACCTGAACTTGTCTTATCTTATCAACCACATCAGTTTCTACTCTGTCTGTTATCTTATCAATGATGTTGACATCAAGGTGCATAAATGGTGGAATGATTCCTAGTATTCTAAGAAGTCCATCAACAAATAATGCAAGACAAGTAAATCCAAGTATCATACTGATGATAGTTGCTTCTCTATTATGCTTTGCCATTGAGGCTTCGTCAATTCTACGTGCCTCTTCTACAGCTTCTGCAATCATTGCATCTATTTCTGCTTTAGTATAGCAGAGTTTTTTAATGGCTTCTTCAGTCATCGAACTTCAAAGTCCATTCTACGAACTTTTCGTTTACGTCTTTGCTCTTGCCATGCAAGATCTTGTGAAGTAAGACCATCCTTTTGTTTATCCTGATTAGATCTTACCACTATAACACTAGTTAGGTCAACCGCACTGAATGTATCACCAGTAACAGTAAGCATGTTAGGACATCCACAACTTTTAGATTGTGAATTACTTTTTACTTCAGTACCACATTGTTTACATCTTACTACAATCATTTTTCTTTCTTTGTCATGCCATTATACCATACTTTAAAGGCATGATAATTCCATTGCCCATAAAATGGTGTTGGATCGTTATACAAATCCATTTTTATTCTATCCCAGTCCATATTAACAGTATCTCTCAATATATCATAAAATCTTGGATCATAAAACTTCAATGATTTTACATAATCCCAATAAGGAGTATTATATTTTGATCCATATTGATAGTGCCATAATATAAAATTTTGTGTACGTTTTATATATTCTTTCACCTTAGTAGAAAAATTTTTCAACCCAAAATTGTAAACAAATTTTGCTACTTCGATATAAGTTTGAGTTGATGATGATTCCATAGGTTCTAAAAAAAATAACCTATTACCATTAAGAATTATTCTATCATCAATAACTGGATTCTTTGCAACGTAATTTTTAAAATTAATATGTTTAGTAATTTCAACATCAAACATTTCTAACATATTATTTTCCACATCTTTCCTAGAAGTTATATTACTATTATAACAATACCCCACACAATAATCATGTGAAGGTGAATTAGAATTTGTAGGGATTACAAAAGTCCACCCGTTAGGTGTAGCAACATGTCTACTCCACAAGTCCTTTGCTGTATCCCAATTTGGTTTTCCCAAAAGACAAGAATTATTTGGGTTAATAAGTTCTTCATAGTCAGAAAAATCTTTTGGTTTTCCTCGACAATCAAACACATAGTCAGCATCAATATCTTTAGGATCTATTTTATCTTCAACAACTTTAAAATATCCAGATTTTAAAACTGCATTGTGCATCTCCCAAGGACAATAATGCATTGCCATACAATTTGCAGGAAAATCATGAAATACTTTGTCATTCAATTTACCCCAACCCTCATACAATATCCCACTTTTCATTGTGGCATGTATAGAATTATTGTACCAATTATATCCTATCGTATCCCATAATAGTCTAGGTGATTCTAAAAGAGTTGCTTGTCCCACTGGTTCAGGAGGCACTTCAGAATCATAAATCAATTCAACTTCATACTCCTGCTTAAAACGAGAAAAAAATAATGCTGTAAAAATTCCACCATTTCCTGCACCAACTATACTAACTTTTTTCATCTAAAAGGTGGTCCTTGAATCCATGACACTAAAGAATTTCTAATACCATATGTGACGGGAGTTACTTCATGTACAATATAACTAGGAAAAAATACAATAGTCCCTCTACGTTTAGGAAGATAATTATCATCTACACCAGTATGTAATATAACATCCCCACCTTCATAAGAATTTTCATCCGACAATTGGACTGTGCAACTTAGTTTTCTCTCCAACAAATGCTTTAGAGTATCTGTATGTTTACAATAAAATCCTTTATCATTACAATCATAATTAGTAAATTGAATTGTTTCTATACCATATAAATCAAAATTAAAAAATCTGTTATTAATTTTTGTAACACAATCAGATAATTTATTAAACAACCATCGGATTTCATGATCTCGATTATCTAAAAATAAAACATTACTTCTCCTAACTTCATCATCACCATGTGGATTTGCTCCATTTTTAAGTCCAATGATCGTACTATTCTTAAAACTTTCAGTGTGTTTAATAGCATAATTTAACATCATATCACACTCTTGGTTACTCAAAAAACCATCTAAGTAAGCATATGTATGTAACTTATCACTATAGTCTTTATCTAAAGACCAATATAATCTTTTATCAATTCCCATCCAAAGGTTCCAAAGATAAAATTTCTAAATCCTCATCATCCTCATCAATATCAATCCATTCCTGAAACTCTTCATATATTGCCTTTACATTTTCCATAGGAATATCAGAATTAATTTTATTCATAGACCATTCTCTTGCTTCTACAACAAGATCATCACTAGTTTTCTCCATAATAATCTTTTCTGAAATATCTTGAGAGGATGTTGCTATTATAGTACTTTGGTGTTCCGTCGTCAAGTTGCTCTGTAAGAACTCCGTGTGCAAAGAGTTGTCTGGTTTCCTCGAAGTTTGTTTTGCCTTTTGTATGATGTAGTGATAGGATAGTTCTACTAAAATTTTCTCTGCCAATCTTCCCAATCTCTTCTTTAAGTTCTGGACAAGACCCATAATACTTTTTCCAATCAGATTCAGATTTTACTTTGCGTTTCTTACCCTTTGGGGTTCTAAACTGCCAAAAGTATTTACGTCCAATGTATTCTCTCCCATTCTTATTATTTGTAATGCGGTAGACGAAACCGAAGAAATCATTAATATCGTCAGAAGTGAAATTTGTATCTTTATATAACCAGGGATTTTCATAATCAATAGTCATACTCGTCAAGGACATCTAAGGCATTATTTAGTGCTCTTTGTGCTGCCCACCTTTCCTTGTCATCCCATTCAGGATACCAAACCCTCTCATCAATACCTTTCTTAATACCCATGAGTCGGGCTTTCATGTCTACTTTTTTAAGTCTTCCGTTCATATACTCTCTATACCTCGAATCAGGCCACGGACAACTTGCATATCGTTTTGGAAATAGCATAAGATTATTTAATCATAAACTGCAATTTAAATCCACTAAATGTGTCCTTTTTAACATACTATTCTTCATAGGAAATCCACCCTGACATTATGTATTTAATACTTTTATTAGGTATAGACCTATGAAGATGAGTCCATGCTGCTGGCCATATTATACACCTCCCCATTTTAGCATCAACTGTAGGAAAATGCATAAACTCTGTTCCAGAAGCAGCATCATTTAAATAAAACATCCAAGCTAATATTCTATGTGATAATTTTCCAGGACAATGTTCTGTATGCCATTGTTTATATCCAGCATCCTCACCATCTAACATCTGAAATGTATAATTATCTATCAATCTCCACGGACAAATAAGATCAAG